ATGTGAGGGCGAAGCGTTACAGGCAATGGCGAAATTGGGCTGTCCAGTACCGCTGGAAAGAGAGAGTCGAGGACTTTGATAACTACATCGAAAAACTGAAACAGAAGGAACTGCGGAAAACTATCGAGGCACAGGGGGAGCTTCATCGGAAAGTTACCGGGAAAATGCTTGAAGTGGTTAGCAAGAAACTTGACAGCATGAACCCCGAAGAACTGACCCAGGGCAATGTTACCGAATGGGTGCAGACCGCAATCAAGGCGGAGCGTGAAGCGGCAGGGCTGGTTGCGGAGAGCGGCAAGCCGGAAGCGAAACAGGGCAATCTCAATTTTGTATCAGACTTTGAGGGGCTTTAGAAAATGGGAACCTCGGTAGTGTTCAAGCCTACTACAATTCAGTGTAAAGCCTTAGCCCTTCTGAAAAGCGGGGCGAAACATATTTTGCTTTTTGGCGGCTCTCGTTCAGGGAAAACTACTGTTCTTGTGATGGCGATTATTTTCCGTGCTTTGTTCTACGCTGGAAGCCGTCATCTGATTTGCCGTTACCGTGCGAAGGACGCCCGTTCATCTGTTCTTCTTGAAACATTNCTGCCCTGGCTTAATAACACGGTTGGGGGCGCCGCTTATACCTACCTGAAACATGAAAGNATGGTACGGCTATATAACGGTTCTGAAATTTGGATTGGCGGTCTTGGCGATAAGGAGCAAGCAGACAGGATACTCGGACACGAATACAACACGATTTACTTTAACGAAATATCGCAACTGACTTACGCCGCTGTTACTACTGCTTATTCACGGCTTGCCATGCGTGTTGAGGGCTGCCGGAACTTGTTCTTTTATGACTGCAATCCTGGCTCGCCGCTTCATTGGGCTTATAAAATCTTTGTGTTGAAACGGACTTTTCTGACTGGGGAACCATTGGAAAAGCCGGAACTGTATCAATCCATGCTTCTTAATCCAGAGGATAACAGGGAAAACCTGCCGGAAGATTATATCGCTGACATTCTTGACGTGCTTCCTGAAAAACAAAAAGCCCGGTTCCGTGATGGTTTGTGGGTAAAAGCGGAAGGCGTGATTTATGACAAGTTTGACGAAACAATGATTGTCAAAGTTTCGGAGTTACCTGAACGGTTTGACCGATACGCCGCCGGGCAGGATTTTGGGCTTAATATCACATTTGTCAAAATTGCATGGCTTGGGGAAGTTGTGTATGTCCTCGGCGATTATGGGGCGTTCAACATGACTACCCAAAGCTTCAATGAGGAATTAGGCGCAAGGGGTCTGCTTTCCTGCCCTGATGACATGGGGCTTCCTGTTTACTGCGACCCTGCCGGAGGGGAACGCATACAGGAAATTACAGGCGGGATAAAAGCAAACAATTCTGTAGACAGCGGNATTGATTATATCANCGCTAAAATAGAACGCCGTCAATTTTTTGTNTCGGANAAATGCACTGGCGTGCTTTCTGAAATCTGGGACTATTGCAGNGATGAAGCNGGACAGATTGTAAAAGTNAACGACCATTTTCTTGACGCNCTGCGTTATGCGGTATTCTCCGATGTGCAGCATGGGGTNATTTTTTTATGAAACNAAGNNTCGGCATGAAGCATAGCTTCACGATGAACCCCATAAAGATTTTATTATCCAACTATTGGCGGAATAATNACAGCCAAANGTATGACTTTTCAAAAAAAGAAAAAAATATTTCGCATAATATATTGACCGAAGATGGAGATTTTGGATATTTTTATAGTAATCCAGTTAATAATGATTATTATCTCTATAACGCATGGATAAACATAGCGATTAACATACTTATCCGCAATTTGGCAAGGGCGGATTTTGTAATAGAAAAAGAGGGCGAGGAGGTAAATTCCGGCTCTCTTTACAATTTGTTCCATCGTCCGAATGAAAGCTTAAGCCGTTACGATTTGTGGAAGGAAACGGCGGCATGGTGGCATTTGGAAGGTGAGGCCGTCTGGTGGTTCGGGCCGGATTATACCGGGGGGCTGCCAAAAAATATTTATGTTCTGAACCCCCGGCAAATCCAGCTTGAGGGAGTGGGGTTGGATTTACAACATAGCTTAAACACTCGTAAGCGGAGATGGTTCTACAATACCGGAGTAGAACTTGTACCCATCTTATCTGACGAAATTATTCATTTTAGGGATTTCAATCCATGGAACCCGTTGCGGGGTGTCAATCCTCTTGTCTCTTTAGCCCTGGAACTTGAACAGGATTTTTACGCCAATAAAGCAAACACTACGCTTCTAAAAAACAACGCTATTCCGCAAGGGTTATTAAAGACTGAACAGACACTTAGGCCGGAAGAAGCTGACGCTATTGAGCGCAGGTGGGAAGCCAAATACGGACAGGTAAAGGCAGGGCGGAAAATTGCAGTCCTCGGCAAGGGAACAAGCTTTGAGGCTTTGAGTTTCAATCCTGATGTTTGCAAATTGTTTGAACTCAAACGCTGGAACCTCTACACAATTCTTGCGAAGTATGGAATACCGCCAAGAGTAGCAAATATTTCAGACAAGTCAACGGCTTTAAGCGGCAAAGACACAAAAGAGCAGCACTCGGCATTTTGGCAATACACTCTAATTCCAATTCTTAGGCAGTTTGAACAAATCCTTGAAAGCCAGTTTTTTATGCGTTTTGGCTTAAAGGAAACTGGACGCTTTGATTTATGGGATATACCTGAACTACAGGAAAATGAAGACGCACAAAGTAAAAGAGACATTGCGGAAATAAACGCCGGAATCAAAACTATAAATGATGTTCTAAAAGAACGTGGTAAGGAGCCTAAACCCTGGGGAGATGTTTGGCATAAACCAAGAAACCTAAGTACCGCTGACGATGGGGATAAAAAATGAGCGGTATTTTAATGGTTACAAGGGATGAGGTTAATCACAACTACTATAAAAAACGCTTGAAAAGTAATGGTATTACTAATGTCTCATTTACTGCCGCTGAAAAAGACGGGCTGAATTATGTGATTGCTGACAAGGGGCCTGACACAGTTATCATGGGGTCAAGGTTTTACCAATGCTGTACGCCTTATTTAATGGGAGAGCTTAAAAAGACCTTCCCTAAAATAAACATGGCTTCGGTATGTATTGGAGAGTATCCGGCTGACCTCGCTATGTACTTCATTCTTAACGGTCTTAAAGGTTATGTAAACACATTTGACGGCTTCGATGATTTCTATGTTGGGCTTGAAAGTATTCTAAGCGGAAAAGAATATATTCCCAATTCGGTACAAGAGCGGATTGATTTAAGAAAAAACAATTACCCTGAACCGGCTCACACTTTGCCCCAAAAATTGGTGGAAGTAACACGATGTATTTGTAACGGGTTTAATAAATATGAAATTGGCGACACTCTGCAACTTTCGGTACGGACGGTTGCGAACTACAGGGAGGAAATTTACCGTTCTTTGAATGTGCGTAACGGCGAAGAACTTTTTAGAAACGCATTAGAACTAGGAATTGTTACACAAGAAGAANTGATTTTTAACCATAGAAATCATGCGCTTAAACCCAAGCCGGATAAAGCCGGAAAAATTTCTACAGCGGCTTNCATGCCGCCCAAAGCAGAACGGAGGAAAGTATGATTATTAGAACAAAAAGCGGCAACTATCAAGCAGTCAATAAAATAGCGTTAATGGATTTTCTGGGGCTGAAAAAAGAGGCGGAAGGTATTCAACAAGTTACGGAAGATGTGGAACTTATCGCCTGTATTCCTTTTCGTCTTACTGCGGACATAGAGGCTGGACAGGAGCTTCCTGCTATTCCTAAAGGAATAGCTTGGACGTTATCAACATTTGACCTTGACCGATTTGGAGAGCGGATTGACCCGATGGGTTGGGATTTCAAGAGGTTCATGGATAATCCGGTTGTAGAGTGGGCTCACCGCTACGATATTCCCGCCATTGGCAAAATTGAAAGTCTGTCCATTGATAACGAAGGCTTGCATGGGGTTGTCTATTTCAACGACAAATCGTTTGACCCTTTCGCATGGTCGATTGAACAGAGAATTAAGGCAGGGAGTATCAGGGCTGGTTCTGTGGGGTTTCGGGTAATTGAAATTGAAATACCGGCGGCTTCGGACAGTAAGGATGGAACATCGCTCATTTTCAAAAAACAGGAACTTTTGGAGTTTTCTATTTGCAATGTTCCGGCTAACCCTTATGCGCTTGCGCGCAAAGAACAAAGAACAGAGAACAATGAGCAAAGTAATAAGAATTGCGATAATCCAACTCATTT